GCCAATCCATCCCGGCGCACGCCTCACGAAAGATAGGTCTATGTTTGCGCCTTCTTCGTTATCAACTCTGCTATACTTCAAGCCCAACTCTGCATAAGCCCCTACCATACGTTCCCATACTTTATCGAAAATAGGCGCTAAGAACTCTGGCATATCCTCATCATGTACATAGACTGTTGCTGAATGAAAATTGCCAATGTTATGACAACCTTTCCAATTACCCGTACCTGTTGCTGCTTGAATGTTCTCTCCATAGTCAGGGTGCCCACAACGAGGTTGCGCTAATAGCTCTTGTGTCGCTGGTCCAATGGAACCATCACAACTGGCCGGTCTGTTATGATGTAACAAGCAGAGAGGCTCTAAGTATTCCAACATGAAGTTCTGATAACTTGCTATTCCTGCCTCGATAACGGGGTGCGTCATAGCCAAATCTAGGACGTTATCAGGAATGTTTTGCCGCACACCAAAGGGATAATCTATATGGCCAGCAGAAAGTAGAGTTTGTTTATAGTTCACTGCAATGCTTCTCCTATTAGGTCAAGCACTCTGCCATATTCATTAAGGTCTTTTATACTATCTACTACGCCTATAACGGGGGCTACGAAAGATGCCCAATCTTCTGCGCTTGGACCGAGGGCTGCTTTCAACCCTGTTGTCAACATTATCTTCGCCGCTTGAATCGACCCCAACTTCTTCACTACTTTCCCCACTTGTAGAAACGTCTGGCTGATTGCTTGTTGACGAAGTATCTTCTCTCCTGTGATAGGGTTTATGGTTGTCTCTTCTCTAACCTCCTTTGGTACACTGTTCAACCAATTCAAGACTTGCTCTTTAGTTACACTAGGACCTGGAGGTACAGGTGGAGGCGAATTACCGCGCGGAACAACAGTAAATACAGCAGAAGAAGCAGCAGCTTGGTTGCCAGATGCCACCTGAATAGTTACAACGTATTCAACAGGCTCTTCNCTATGCGTAACAANCCAAGCATAGACTTGCTCNCCATTGCTATCATACTGCACAGCTTCATCGGGNACGTCGGGCCAGAATACTAGNTGTGTATCNCCGTCAGAAGTGCCTGTAATATCTACAACTACTACACCTCCAGACTGCACAATCTTAGGTGCAGTTATTGAGGCATTCAATAGCCCTGTCTCAAAGACATTGGTAGACTCTACAACAGGTGCTATAGGTTGCGCTAATACAGTAGGCGCAGCAGACGCAGCAGACGCCAGCAGCAGAGACACAAACAAACTACGCATAGCCTTAATCCTCAAGCATAGGGACCTCTGCCATAATCTGCTGAACATCTTCTGGCTCCAACTCCGATAATGCCTCAAAAGCTTCTTTAGTAGCTTTGCGCAACTGCTTACCATGCAAGGACTTCTTATCCTTGATTACAGACCTAAGAACAAACCATTCCCTAATACCTGGTTTATTCAACCCCGCCTCGATAGACTTACGGGATCGGTTCTCTTGACACTTCTCCAACCATTGCATAAGAAACGGCATCAACATAATCAAGATTTCCATAGCAGTACCTCACTTTCAACCTAATTTCTCGCCCAACTTATTCAACATAGCCTTAATCTCTATAAGACTTTCGTCAATATGCTTATCATGTTCTGCCTGGACTTGCTTATGGGTATTAAGGTCTGCCTTAGCAGAGTACCCGGACCAAGCGGCGCCTACAAGAACAGTCATTATTACACCCAGAAACACGAACAAAACACTGTTTATATTACGGAAGGTCTTGCGATAAACCTTGCAATCTTCCTTAGAAATTGGTTCAACCACTCTACTCTACTTCCTTGCTAGGTATCATCAATTGGTCTTGCATAGCTTGAATGTCGATACCTTCTACCACCAAGATACCATCGGGGCTCCTGAGTATGTCAGTGTATACTTGTCGCATATACTGCAACACAAGGTCAACAATAGGTGCAGGACTAATGAAGACTGTGTTCTCAAATTCTGGACCATAGTTAATGCGTAACAATTGATTGACTAAATGCCAATTAACTAGTTGCACAACAACTTTATGACGAACCTCTATATTAACAAGTGCCATATTCGCGTGTTGTTGTGCCTCTGCTTTAGTCCCGAATTGCCCTTCCAGGATTGCTCGCTCTGGAAACCCAAACGCTCGAACCTTTAGAGAGTCGAGATATTTCATTCGAGCAACCATAGAAAGTTGCTTAGGAGTCCCGTCATCCAATAATTCGATTCGCCAACCACCTCCTGACTGTTTATCCAAATCATCTGCCAAGTCTTTTATGCCTGTTGGAATAGCTATCTTACCAGACGCCTCCAAACTATTCAAGAGTTGTTGAGCCACATCGAAGTTGTCTACGTTCTCGATTCCATTAAATACTGTGGTCCCCTCTGGGTACCAGACAACCCAATGGGAGCCTGCCACCTTGCTATCATATTTCTTAGCCACTTTGTTAGCAATTACCCAATCGTCTTGTACAGATTTGGCAATACCCAATAAGCCTTGCCCATACCAATTGGTGCCTTCAACATCAATATACAGAACAAGGACTTCATCGGTTGTTAAGGATACTTCAGTACCTATTCCCAAAGTCTGTTTAACGCCCAATAGTGCCCCTGTATCCTTTGCAACAAGTATCGTTGTAATATCGTGCAACAACGGCTTTAACTTCTTAATACCTACCAAACCGTTTGGCAACAACTCAAATACCTTCTCGAAAGATTGCCAACCAAAGTCCGTACAACCTAGAAACCCTGTACGCAAGATATGCATACGAAGAGGTTTCATTTGTGCATCAATAAACTCTTTCGCACCTTCCGGTGCATCATCAGTCACTTCTACTGCCCATGGCGATGCTAGAATAGGCGCAATACTTAACTGCCTGACCAATGAAATCGTAGGGTCTTTTCGTAGTTGCCGCAGCTCCTTATAAGTAGGGCTGCCCGATTCCCTAGGGAGCGTACTATTGAGCAATGCTGCAAGTATTTGCGCAGACGTCTTCTCTTTTATATCCGGCACGAATACACCCTTGTATCCTCAACAGACCTTAAGCGAATCGGAAAGACCTTATGAATAATATACCCTAGAGCGTCTGTCATATGGCCGACGTCCCCATAATCATCGGGAATTGATGTACCTTCTTTGTATGCTCTGCTTTTCAAGTCTTGAATAAGGTGTGTACATTTTGGGTGTATATAACAATTACGTTCGCCTTTAGTATTGCACAATAACCCATTAGTTGCTGCAAACCTTGATGCTATACGCGGATTAGCTTTCGGGTAGAAGACACGCGCACCCGAGAACCTACTATCATTGCGAATCTGTAGATAATCTGATAAGTCAGCAGAGCTACGTCTTGCGGCACCCGATGCATCCCCATAGAACTCGAAACCATTAAGATGTTTTCCGTAGCGTCTATACAACTCATCAAGAGTTCTTCTAGTATTCGTGTGCCGTAAGGACACCTCATCAAAGATGTGTAACTTATTACCGTCAATCCTATGACCAATTACCCAAGACATTGGGTCGACGTTGAAATCACTCCCTACAACAATTGGTAAAGACTTGTCATAACCTATGCTATCAGTAGTGTTCAAGTCTTCATCAAATGCGTAGAAGATTGCTCCACTGATATTCTCAAAGGTTGCTTCATATTGCTCTCGAAAGTCTGCAATACCTAACTTAGACATTGCAAGAGCTATCTCATTACTTGATAATATATCTGCACTAGGCCAGTTAAACGTCTCGGTCTCCGCACCAGGTTCCTCAAAAGCCCGCTTGAATTCTAGCGCGCCTATTCCGTATCTCTTAGGTACTCCAATGCGCCAACACCAAGCATTCCGATGTGCTAATGCCGGTAGTACCGAACGATCGAACGTACCAGGTTTCTGGTCTGCTGCCTCATCAATAACGCAGCCGTCCCATTGCACACCTTCTATACGCTGTGGTTTATCCATACCCACAACATACAACCTACTTCCGAAGACAGTCTTAATAACCATCTCAGAAATATTGGGCCTACCGCTTAACCACTCCTTAGGAATTAGTGCAAGCAATTGCTCCCAAGCTACCCTTTTAGCCTGTTTATAGGTGGGCAATGCATAGAAGTATATTGGATCATACCAAGGCTTTCGAACTGCAAGGTATCTAACTATCCTACGTCTTGCCAACTCCGTCTTGCCAGAACCCCGTCCGCACGCAGCAATAATAAACCGCGCACTACTGCGCCACATTTTAGCCTGTTCTTCATGATAACGTAACTGTGTCCATGCAGGGGTGAGCATTAGCTTATCGGTATTGTAGAATCCATAGCTGCCGCGACTTGGTCCGGTGTCAAAGTAGTACCAACTGTTTCAACAGGTAATACCAACTTATCACGAATCAACTTCTCAAACTCTTTAGCACTAGCTAAATCATGCTTGAAGGCTTGGTATGCAAGCTTAACAATTTGATTAACAACATGTCCAAGAGTATGGACCGATAGCTTGTCCTTTGCTGCGCTTTCAATGTCTTGCGCAACCTTAGCCGTTGCTACAATATCCTTGAGAGAGTCCTTAACAAGTATGCCTGCACTCGCAATAAGCTCTTGATTACTTCCTGTTAATGCAGCCTCAAACAAGTGTATAACTTGCATAGCAGTTTCCCGCATAACTGCAAGTTCTTCTAATACACTACACTGCTCNCTNACAGGNGCGTCTAAAGATGTTTCTATTACATCTNNANNAGTTCCTGAGAGTCTTTTAGAGTAGAACACTGGCAACCTATTTATTCTCGGCCCCTTACCACCAACATGTCCGCCATGAAACTTACAGTAGTGTCTACCAGGTACTGCCCACTTCGCGCA